GTAACAGTTAAAATTGTTCCAACAGTTTGTGTTGCATAAGTAATTGTGTATTCATTACCTACTGAAGCAACAGCTGAAACTGAAACTGAAGATCCTGTTGAATCAACTGCTGAAAAATCTGCTAAAACTAAACCTTTAACCTGTAAAGGATTAACAGCTGTTCCATAATCTAAAGTTAATTTTGCAACTAATTCATCTGTTGTATGAGAAACTTCAGAAAAATTAACATCTAAAAGACCTTCCAATTCATTAAAATCAACTCCTGATTCTTCCGGAGTAATTAACCATAAAGAAGCTTCATCAAACAATCTGTAAAAATCAAATGATACCATTATTTTTTGAACAGTTGTATCTGTTGAAAACATCAATTTAGCTTCAAAAGATTGATTATCAACCGGGATTGGATAAAGTTTATCCCCTTCTTTTGATCCGATTAAATTTCCGTTTACATCAATCATATAAACACCAAATTCAACACATCTATTATCGTTGATTTTACCTAATAATTGAGGTGTTTCGCTCCATAACTCCCCCGCAAAAGATCTTTTTCCCTGTCTAATGAATTGTTTTCTTCCTGAAGGCGCTTCTTCAAAAATTGAATCTGCTTTTGGAAGTTCAACATTTTCAAAGATTGGTAAAGGAAACCATCTTTTTGAAGCATCTGCTTCGTTTATTAAATCACTCCAAGTTGGTAAAGCTGTAACATCAACAAAGTTTTTTACACCTGTTCCATCTTCTAAAGCTACCATAACCATTTTAGAAGTAACGCTTTGAAGTGTTACACAATTTGGTTTACCTGTATTAGACAAACCCGCATCACATTTACATCCTAACATTTTTTATTTTGTATTAAAATTTTATAATTAAAGGGAAGCTTATAAACTCCCCTTTTTTAATTCCCTGAATCAATTAATTATGGTTTTGTTAATGCTGTAATTGATGTACTAAATGTACCCTTAACAAACGCCCCATAATGGTTTGATTTAACATAGTGAGTTGCACGAGTTTCAGCCAAAATTGTAAATAGATTTTTTGTGAAATCATCATTAACAAAACCTACCTGTATATTTAATTCTTCTCTAATTCTAAGATTTGATTTATTGAAATCCCCAACTAAAAATTCCCCTTCAGTCATTCCTGTATTTTCAATAATAGTAATTCCATTGTATCTTTTTACTCCGTTTTCATCTCGATATATCATAGGCATTGTGTATTCCCCTGAAGTTGTTTTTGTAACATCAAATTTTGCAACATCATTTGGATGCATAATGATATAATTCGGATCAAATAAAGCTGTTTTAATTTGTGCAATTGCAACTCTCAAAACATCCATTTCATTGGGATCTACAATTGAAGTCGCGAAACTTCCCGCTGTCCATGAAATAGCATTTGTTAAAATACCTACTAAATTATTCCCTGTTCCATCCCCTGAAAGAATTTGTTGATCTAATTTCAATTCGATCAATTCCATTAATTCATTATTGATTTCAGCACGAATAAAAGGAAGATCATCAATCATTTCTTTTGAAATCTTGATAAATGCTGTTATTTTTTTAGTTTCTGCACTTTTTTCAACTAAATCAAAATCAGCTTGACTTTTTGCACCACCTTCAGCTGTTACATCTGCACCACCTTCAGGATTTGATTGCTCAATATACGTTATGTATTTTGAAATTGATGTTGCTGTATTGATAAGATTCCTTAAAAAAGGTACTCTTCTTACAATTCTTGCAACTCCCTGTTCTAATTGAGATAAAGCAACAACACCACCGGAATAATTCCCTGTAATTGTCATTGTGTCAACAGCTTTAACAGATAGTTTTACCAATCCCCCTTTTTCTTTTAATTCAGATATTTTTTCAATATTATCTTCATAAGCTTTGAAGATTGTATTACCTAAATCTTTCGGTGTTACACTTTTTGAAGATCCTTCTTTTAATCCTTCAAATTTACCTTCCAACTTTGCTAAAGCTGTTTTAACTGCTTCAGTATCGTTTTTCTCGATTAATGAAGTTAATTCTGTTTTTAAAGCATCAATTTCTGTTTTTGATACTTTTCCTTCAGTTTTTTCAGAAACAATTGAATTTATTTTTTCAATCACTTCTTCAGGTGTCATTTTTTCCATCCTTTTTTTAAATTAAATTATTAAACATTTTTTTTAGTTAAAAATATATTTGATTCTGCTTATCATTTGCTTCAGTTTTGCTTTTATTAGGCTTTTGTGTTACTACCGGCAAAAGTTAATATTTTTAGCATCCTTATATTTAGTCAATGTTATTTCTAACAAAATACCTGATAAATTTGCATCAATTATGTTTTTTATATAACCATTTTCATTTTCAGTTCCAAATTTAGTAAAGAATCTAACATTTACATCATTATAAGCTTTAAAAATTGGTTTTTTACTTATAACACTTAAAAACATATCCTTTAAAACAGTCATTGGATCAACAACCTGTTCTTTATGATCTTCTGTATAATAGTTTTTAATATCTGTTTCATCTAAGAAAAAGATCTTTGCTACAATATCACGTTCAACAGAAGATTCCCTTCCAAATTCAGTTTCAGTATAAGAATCTAATAACCACGAAATCGGAGTTTTTTCCTTTGCAAAATTACTTGCTTTTGTCCATTCGATATTTACAGCCATCTTTGTTCCTGTGATTACAAATGGTTTTGGTGCTGTTATTTCTTTGACTATTTCAATATTATCTAAAGTAAAAGAAACATCTTTTGAAATTGCTGTAATCCTGCCTTCAATAACATTATTAGAAACATCTTTTCCTGAAATGATTTTTCCTAATCGTAACCATTTTGTATTGGATGAAGTAAAAGTTACTTCTGATCCTGAAATTACAGCTGAATCAAAACTGATTGAATTGTCAATTTCATTTACTAATTCTTTGAATATGATACTAAAATCTTTCATTCTTAAATCCAATAAGCTGTTTGTTTCATTCTAATCAATGCTTTTTCATATCCTTCAGGGTTTAACACCATGTATCGAACAATATTATTAAAAGTTTTTACCCCTTCATTATATCTAAAATAGATCATTGAAATTGCACTTTTTGAAAGTTCATTTTGTTGTTTTACTTCTCCTAACATTGAAGCGTTTGAAACTTGATCTTTCATATATTCAAAATAAACAAAATTTAAAAGCATTTGTTTGAAACCTTCAGAAATATAAACATTGAATGAATAATTAAATTCCAAAGGATTGAATATTTTAAGATAAAAAGGATCTGTTGGTATATGATTGACAGGATCTAAATCTGCATTTGCTTTGTAAAGATCATACAAATCAATTCCCATCAATTCCTTAAGATACTTCAATTCATATCTTTGAATATAATCTTCAATATCAAAATCTGAATACATTCCATGATTGATCGCAATTTTACCAACAAAATCTTCTTTATTTATGTAATACCCCATAACCTTGTTTTAAATAGATCTTTACAAACTCCCCTGTAACTTCAACAATAGAACCTTCTTTTTGATTTGGCGCTTTATCGTTAAACTTAAATTTATAAAGTTTTTTAAGATCTACTTCTTTAAGCATTTTAGAAAGTTTTGTTTCTTTTTCAGCAACTTCTTCAACAGTTTCTTCAGCAGTTTCTTCATTCAGTTCTAATCCTAAATTTTCAGCAACTTCTTCAACAGTTTCTTCAGCAGTTTCTTCATTCAGTTCTAATCCTAAATTTTCAGCAACTTCTTCAACAGTTTCTTCTTTTTTTCTTCTTCCCATGATTATATTTTTTTATAAATTACTAATTACTTTTTCCCAATCAAAACTTTTTTCTGTTTCAACTTTCTTTGGATCTACTAAAAGAATATCATTCTTCAAAGTATATACTTCTTCCAATTGTGAAATTAAAAATTTATGTTTCATTTCTAAAGAATACAGTCTTTCATCTGTTCCTTTTCCTGAAGATAAAGATTTAATTATTAAATCCAATTCTTTTACTATGGATTGAATCTGATCCTTTTTATCTATCCCTTTTGCTACTTGTAAAACAGGTGTTAATTCATTTGCTCCAAAAGTAACTGCTGAACCTTCCCATAACGCAACTTCAGATATTAAGAAATAACCACCATCTTCCTTTGATTCATCTTCAATCCATTTCAGTTTATCATGTAAATATCTAAAACCAATTGAATGTTCTTTTATTATTCCTTCCTGATAATCTAAAAGCGCATCATTTCCCAAAGTTGAAGATCCTAATTCTGCAACTGCGAAAAGTCCAACTTCATCTTCTTCCAATCTAACAAATTTTCCGATTGGTTTAGTCCAATCATGATATCGTAAAAAAGCAATCTTTCTGTTTGAAGTTGAATCAACACCTCTTTCCTGTAAAGACTTTTTAAACGCTCCCTTCACAATCATGTCATTATCTGAATCAATGTTTCCAAACCGGCTTAAATACATTGCAACCTGTCTTTTGTCTAAATCAATATCCTTCAATCCTAAATTTTGGGATTTTATTTTGTACTGATTCAATGCTTTATCTTTCATTTTTCATAAATTTGTATAATACAAATATAAATATTATTATATGAATTTTTTAAATAGCTTTAATTTTTTGGATTCTTTCTTTGGATCAGATCAACCTTCTAACAGATATATTGACAATTTCATGAATGGATTAAGCGGTAATAGGCTTGTATCTGATTACTTTGGAAAAAAAGAAGCTGTTTGGATTGATACGACAAACGCATTCAAACAATATGTTGAAATACCTGAATTAAGAGCAATTGTAAACAGAAAAGCCAAAATGATTTCACAAGGCAAACCATGTTTAATTGATTCAAAAGGAGAAAAAATTGAAAATCATTGGGTTTTAGATCTTATAAAAAAACCTAATCCAACTCAATCATGGATGGATGTTATTTATTCTATTTCAGTTAATGATTCACTTCATTCAACTTCTTTTTGTTATGCTCCAAAAAGATCTTTTGGCATAGTAAATCTAATTGTTCCTTTATCTTCAGATAAAGTTCAAATTAATACTTCAGGAAGATCTTTAAAACAGATGGATAAAGGCGGTTTAATTAAAGATTATAAATTTAATTATGATGAATCTTCAGCTGAAACAATTGATATTGAAGATATGATTATGATTCAAACAACTGATGGAAGCAATTTAATTAATCCTGTTTCCAAAATAGAAAGTTTAAAATTTCCCCTATCTAATATTAAAGCTTCATATAATAAAAGGAATGTATTATTGGAAAACATGGGAAGCATTGGAATTTTAACAGCAAAATCTTCTGATATTGGTGGCGCTTTGCCAATGTTACCTGAAGAGAAACGAAAAATTCAGCGGGATTGGTATAGTAGAAGTAAAGATGAAATTATAATTACTGAAACTGATGTTGATTTTAAACCAATGAGTTTCCCAACAAAAGATTTAATGCTGTTTGAAGAATTAACAGCGGATAAAATAGCAATAATAGATGAGTTTGGTTTAAATTCTTATATTTTCAGCAATGAAAAAGGATCTACTTTTTCCAATGTGAAAGAAGGAATTAGAATGGTTTATACTGATACAATTATTCCTGAAGCTGAAAAATATTATTCAAATCTTTCTGAACAGTTAGGATTAGAAGAAGAAGGTTTAAGATTAACAGTTTCATTTGATCATATTCCTGTTATGCAACCTGATATGGAATCAAAAGCAAATGTTTTAAAAATAAAATCTGAAGCATTGAACAAAATTAAAGATTCAGGTGTTAATTTATCTGAAGAAGAACAAAGGGCAATTTTAGGTATTGATTAATATTTAATCAAAATAATGATTAAAGGCTTCTCAATTATGGGAAGCCTTTTTTTTGTTTAATTAATTACCTGAAATAAAATCTTCAGCTTCTTTTTTTAAAAGGAATGATTTTAAAACTTTTCCTTCCTGATTATAAACATTGAATAATCTTTTTCCATTACTAAAACATTCTGAAAATTTTAATGCTTTTGGTTTTCTAATTGTCTTTTTTGCCATGATTTTGTTTTTTTTATTTTTTATAAAGTTAAAATTAATGATTATAAATTTAGATTTCTAAAAAGACCTTTAATAAACATTGATAAACCCGCCATGCAATCCGGAGCATCATCATTTTTATTTTTTCCATCCTTTGTAAATCTGTAAAGATTATCAATGAATTGATTTGTTTGAAGATTATCTGATATAACAAAAGTAAAATCATTGTTTATTGTTGCTGATTGCATTATTATCCTTGTAATTTTATTCTGTTGATTGTGAACAGTTAAAACTTTTGCTTTTATTTCTTTGCTCAAATGCCTTGAAAACATTGCGCCCATTGAATTGGATTCAATTCTGATATAAGAACATTTGTTTTTATTTATTTTTTCAGCGCATAAAGGAATTGATAAATCAGTATTTTCTTTTGTAAATACATAATCAACAATAAAAACTTTATCATTTACAATTTGCGCTATTGCCATAGCTGTAAAATCTTGACCGGTATCAGATACATCAATATAACCAATTGAACCTGTTACACCTTGTTTATTTTGATCTAAAAATCTTTTGTAATCCTCTGAAGATATTGTTTTGATATTTGAAAAAAGCCTTCCTTTAATATCCACCGGTTTTTGTTGGTATTCTGCCAAAAATATTTCCTTTGATATTCTTTTTTGGATCTCTGCATATTGTTCTGAAGTTTTAACATCCTCACAAAAAGAATTTCCTTCTTCATCAATTGCTGAAATTTCAATTGATTTATTATAATAATTATCTTCAAAATTCCTTCCAATTACATCATTTTTTGTCCATCGTGTACCAATATCAATTGAAGCGCAATCTTTTTCTAAACGTGAATCATGAGTTGCTTCCTTCCATTGTAAAATTTTATCGTTTGATGTATCTGATAAAGCATCTTCGATTCCCCTGTAAAGATCATCTGTAATAGCTAATTTTGTAGCGCCAAAACCTATAATAGTACCACCAACACCCGCGCCAAAATATCCAACTTGTTTTGATTCGTGAGTATTCCAACCTTGTAAATTCGCTTTATCTGAAGATAATAATGATCCAAAAACAGCTGTAAATTTTTCTGATTTTACTATGTTTCTAACATCATAAGAAAATTTTAAATAAAGAGTTGCTGTACAGGTATTACGCATAACAGATTCCTTTGGATTTCTTCCAATAGTCCATGCGCAAAAAAGCGAAGTGATATAAGATTTCCCCGCTCGAGGTGGCATTGATACGGATAATCTATTAATTACTCCTTCTTCAACATCCTGAAAGGCTTCAGCAACTTCTTTCAAAAAAGATCTTTTGGTAAAAAAGTCTAAATCATAATAAAGGCAAAATTGCCAAAAGTTTCTTCTTGACAATTCACGCTTTAAAATATTTATTGCTTCAGATTTCTTTTTATTCATCTTCTTTTTCCTTGATCAATTCAATCAATTCTTCAGTTGATAATCCTGAAAGATCAACATCTTCAGGTTTATTAATTACTTCTGTTCTTTCAACATAACCGCGTTTTTTTCCTTTTGTTTTTAAGAAAAATATTAAAGCTGTTGTATTTTCTTTTGAAATTTGATTATAAAGTTCTGATTCCGCTAAATCAATTAAAGATTCTTCAATTTCTTCAACCGCTTCTTTAAAATCTTCATCATCCCTTAAATAGTTATAAAATGATCTTCTGCTTATTTTAGCCTTTTTACAAGCTTCAGAAATATTTCCAAAACTATTCTCCAAAGATTGAAGCAATATTTTTTTAACTTTTACCTGATCCATGATAATTCTTTTTTATAGATGTATAAAACGTAAAAAGAAAAACCCCTTCATTAACTGAAGAAGAATTTCATTATTAATTTAAAAGCTGTTAATATTGAAACTATAATTAACAAACCTATAAACCTAATTATTGAAGCTTTTATTCTTTCTGTTCCAATTTTCCAATCTTTAAACCTGTAATGAGTTACAAAAGGATTAATTGAATAAATTGCCCTATCAATAAAATATAAAGCAAACATTAATGGAATTAATAAAAACCCGGTTAAAAGTCTAATCAATTTATTATTTGTTTTTTTCTCTGAAATTACTTTTTTCATGTTTTCTTTTGTTTTTAATTTTTTACTGTTTCTTTTTAAAGATCTGTTTTTTGTTTGTTGGTTTATTCTTTTCATTACGTTCCTACTCTTTTAAAAGTCAATGTATATTCATCTGATACCCCTTCTCCTGATATTAAAATTGTATTTACATCGAAATTAAAATTAATCAAACCTAATC